AAATTATAACAACCATAAATTATAACAACTATTTAATTGGAATATGCTAAACCACCCATACCCGACATAATACGAAGAACGTTGTAGTTAACCGCATATACACGGACTTTGGCGGTATTTACACCTTGAACAGTAGCATTTGATAGCACTAATTGGAGGGTAGCATTATCAATGCGCGAGAAATTGCAGGTGCCAGATGGCTGATGTTCTTCTGGTCTTAGGGCAAAAGAGTAAACATTAATACCGGTGTCTGGGGCACGAGTGTGGTGCTGGAATGGCTGCACTAAGTCAAAATAAGTGCCTTCACGCTCCGAAAAGCGGTCTTGACCGTTAAGCTGTAATTTGGCAACTACAACTGGATTTTCACCCCAGCAATGCATGTCTAACGCGGTTTCAGCTAGAACAAAGGTGCCAGCATCGGATACGCCCGAGTCGTCATTATTATTTGGTCCCGTAGGACCGTTTGCATTACTTCCCGATAGCGCACCTACCACAGCACCGCCAGAAATTGGACCAATTACTGTTGCTACACCAGTCTGGCTAGTGAAAGTGGTTGCTGTACCTGGTTGACCAATAGCTGGTAGAAGTTGATTTGCCCACATGTCTTCAAATGCACCAGAAGCATTAATAAATTGATTTGTGCCACTAATATTTGTTCTTGAACCAAACGCATGAACTGCATTTGGTAGAGCGTCTAACGCATCAGTGTAATTGAATGGTTGAGCTCCTAATAATGTATTTAGAGCCGAACCAGCAACTAATGACGCACAATAATCAACATTGGCATCTGGCTGAACAACCCAGATTAGTTCTTTGCATGGATGATTTAAATTCAATTTAATTTTATTGGACGATGAACCAACCGACTCATCACCAGTGAACTGAAGTTGTTCAATTAAATATTCATGTGGATTTTGCGCCATGCGTCTGCGCTCATCTGTATCTAAGAAAATGTAATCAACAAATAGCGAGGCAGCAGCTAACGATTGTTTATACGCATTGTTAACTTTTGCGCCTTGTCCATCTAAACTGGATACAGCCCACAAGCACTCTTCAATATTGCGAATGTCTAAGTTGATTTTAACTTCGTGATATTGTAGCGCAATTAAAGGTAGAGCTAAACCGGGATTACGGCAATACCAGAATTGTAGTGGAATGTATAAAGTGGTTTCTGGTAGCGCTTTGCGTGGAGCGCAAACTTGGCGCACACCATCAGCAGAGCAAGGACCATCAACCGCAGCGAATGTAGGGTCGCATACATATGTTAATTGAGTTGTATTACCAATCATCTTATAATAACCACGCTCTTGTTCCTTGGATAATGTGAGCTGATTCCAAATGTGCATCCAGTCACCATATTGACGGTCAATGCGCTGACCACCAATTTCAACTTCAACTTGCGAAATTAGCTGCTCGCCAGGGAAATCTAACCATCTAGCATATAACGAGTTTGGTGTACTTGTGTCAGATAATGATTGACCAATTTCAGGAAGAGTTAACTGTAAATATGTACGATAGGCCAAATCACCGTTTCTTGAAATGGTGCAAGTAACACGGCGACCAAAATCCGCTTGTCCATTAAATGTTTGTTCAATAGACTCCATCGCGAAGTTGGTGTGACGTCTGTATGTAACTTTCCAGAAAGTAATTTGGGGATTTCCTGTCAAATAAACATCTTGTGCGCCATAGGCGACTAATTGCATTAAACCACCAGCCATTTTTTTATAATATTCCTAAAGAAAAAAAATTTTTATAATTAATTTAATTAATTAATTAATTAATTAATTGTATTAATTGTATTAATTATTTTATTATAAAAGTTATAATAACTTTTATAACAATATTATAATAAACATTATAATATTATTATAATATAAGTAGCTATGAAAAAGGCAACTATTATTAAAACAACATTAGATAGTAAGCATAATGAAATAAGTAATTTATTTAAACAAAATGAGGAAGTAATTATTCCTAAATATTTAAAAAGTATAGAAAAATTAGAATCATTATTGCAAAATTCTAATAATAGCATAAAAAAACAAACAATTGTTGAAAATATTAAAAAATATAAAAATTTAATTCATTCTCTTGAGAAAAAAAAGAATGAGTATTATTTAAATAATTCAAAATACATATTTGACTATTTTGAAAATAAAAAAAATATTTCTACTAGTGATATATCATCAAATAATCAAAATAATCAAAATAATCAAAATAATCAAAATAATCAAAATAATCAAAATAAAAATGACATCATACACAAATTCTTTTCTACTTCACATAATGAAGACAATAACAATAACAATAACAATAACAATAATAACAATAATAATAATAGCACAAAAAATTCAATTGACAAATATTTTAACAATATTGATTATTTATATTTAAATTATGATAATTTTATTTATCCTTCTGATATTTGCAGTGTATGTAATAGAGGAGAAATGGTTTATGTAGAATCTGATGGCATCTCGGTTTGCAATAATTGCTCTAATATTATTAAAAATTTAATTGAAATTGACAAACCATCATATAAAGAACCACCTAAAGAAGTTTCTTTTTATGCTTATAAACGAATTAATCATTTAAAGGAAATATTGGCACAATTTCAGGCAAAAGAAAGCACAAATATTCCGGATGAAGTGTTTGAAAATATTAAATATAAAATCAAAAAAGAACGCATTAGCATTCATGAGCTAACAAATAATAAAACAAAAGAAATTTTAAAGAATTTGGGTTACAATAAATATTATGAACATATACCATTTATTAAAGATAAATTAGGTATTAAACCACCAATAATGAGTTCCGAATTAGAAGAAACGTTATGTAATCTATTTATTGAATTGCAAAAACCATATTCAAAATATTGCCCAAAAGAGCGCGTTAATTTTTTGAATTATTATTATACACTTTATAAGTTATGCGAATTATTAAATGAAACGCATTTTTTACCCTATTTTCCCATGTTAAAAGACAGAGAAAAGCGTGTAGAACAAGACCAAATATGGAAAAAAATTTGTTTAGATTTGGGGTGGAACTTTATTCCTACACCATAGGTTTGTAATTATTCATCAAATCCACTTACACTTAATAAATTAGAAAAAATATTTATTATATCTAAATAGTAAGCTAATGATGCTGATATAAAATCTCCACCATAATCGCGTTGTAATATACTATTTGTGTCATATACAATGTAAACAGAGAATAACATTAACGAACATATTACTAATATTTTATAAAGAAAAGAAGATTGAATAATGAAAAACTGAACAATGCTTATAATCAGTAAAAATAACAATGCAAAAAACAAACCTAGACCAAACATATAACCTAATCTAATATTGCTTGCTATTAGTGCTACTCCAAACGTAAACATTGAAACAAAAATGCTAATTGTTCCTATATATGCTGTTTTTATTGTATTAGGATCATAACGTGACTTTCTGTATCCTAAAATTATTCCAAATGCACAAGAAAAGAGAGAAAATAATATAAATTTTAACTCTGGTGGCATAGCAATAAGCGCTAAAATTAGAATTAATATAAAGGTAGTTATATATGCGGCAATAAGTTTAGGATTGAATGTTTTAGTATCTTCGTCTTTTTCTATATCAATATTTTCGCTTATATAATAAGTAATGTAAAGCTGAATTATTAAAGTTATTAAAATTAATGCAAAAAAACTCTTTTTTTCGTATATTAACTTAAATAATTGCGTTATATCTGTTTTTTGCTTAATGTTTCTATTTTTTTTTAACACATTTGATTTGTTGAGAGCCATGCTTATATTTTATTATAATATTTTATTATAATATTTTATTATAATATTTTATTATAATATTTTATTATAATATTTTATTATAATAGTTTATAATAAAATATTTTGTAATATTATAATATGACTCGTTCAAAAAGATTTAGGAAAAGACAAACTCAACGCAAAACTAAAAGAATAATTGTTGGAGGTGGGAAGACCGGGAACGTGTCGCGTGCTAAAAAACCACGAACAGCACGAACAGCACGAAGATTTCCAAACATTGAAGCTGTGTTGCGAGCCGCCTTTCACCCGGGTTTGATTCGGCGTACCGTTCCACCGCAACCCGTTAACGTCGAGGTGCTGCCGAGGCCCAGAGCAGATCCCGATTTATATTTGACCCCCTTTGTACATAATCCCTTTGTACCGAATCCCCATGTAGCTCCTTCCACCGGGGTTGCCCCTACTTCCTCCATCGCCAACACGACAAGGAGTGCCGCTTCATATATGCCTCCCTATCCCGTTGTAGCTCCTGGCGGCTGGGTTAACCCGGCTTTTAATCGGCGTTCTGCTCCACCGCAACCCGTTAACGTCGAGGTGCTGCCGAGGCCCAGAGCAGAACCCGCTTTATATTTGACCCCCTTTGTACATAATCCCTTTGTACAGAATCCCTTTGTACCGAATCCCCCTGTAGCTCCTGTTGACTCGGTTGTTTATAGAAATCACTTTGAAGCTCCTTCCGCCCGGGTTGCCCCTACTTCCTCCGTCGCCAACACGACAAGGAGTACCGCTTCATATATGTACCCGACTTTGAATCGGCGTGCCACTCCACCGCAATCCGTTAACGGATTGGCCGGGACCGATCTCACAGCAAATTCCGCTTCATATATGCTCCCCTATCCCGTTGTAGCTCCTGGCGGCTGGGTTAACCCGGCTTTGAATCGGCGTTCTGCTCCACCTCCGCCCGTTAACGTCTTGGCCGAACTCACAAAAAATACCGCCGATATTTTAGCCGAATTTAAATCTCAAGCAGCCCCGCATGCAAGTGCTCTCCCTCTCCCCTTGCCAAGAGCCCCGCCGCCAAGTGCTCTCCCTCTCCCCTCGTTGAAATTGCGCAGAAAAAAAAAATAATAGATTTACAGTACATTATAATATAATCTTACTATATTATATTATAATATGGCAAAAACAAGAAAAGTTGGAAAAAAGAGAAAGTTAGTTAAAAAACATAACTCAAGAAGATACGCAAAAGGCAAAAAAGACGAAATCTCTTTTTTACTTAAAACTATGTTAGATGACGTTCATATAAGAACATGTGGACAAGGATTTGTTGACCCAGGAAATCCATCACTTGTATCACATATAGTTTCACATCTTCTTCCTTCTGAAGAAGACAGACAACTAGAAAAAAGAGTAGCGCGTTTAGAAAAACAAGTAGCACAACGTGAACAAGAGCTTATATCAGAACGCATTCAAGCAGAAAAAGACTTCTTAAATCAAAAAAATAATAGGGGGAGACTCTTCGTTCAATATAAAAAAGAAGGGAAAAATACGAACTCAGTAATAAGTCTTCAACGTGAAGTTGAGGATAGAAAAAGAATATATGGTCCTCCTCGTTCTAATAATGATATATATTATGAATGGTGGGATACACTGTTTACAAGAGTTGACATCCTCTACACTAATGCAAAGAGTAATGAAGACTATGCTTATCAAACTTATTCCATTATTTTCAACAAATGGTAAAATCAAGCAAATTAGCAAATTGGTTTAATATTTTTATAGTCTTACATATTATATTATATATAATATAAGTATATAATATAATATTTTATAATATATTATATTTTTATATTTTATATTATATAAGTATGCCTTCTCAAACACGTATTTCATCGCGTTTAAGAAGCTCGGCAGCTAAAAAAATTCAAAAACGGTTTAAAAGTAGGAAAAGGCTAAGGTCAAAAGCAAGTCGTAAAATTCAGGCAAGAGTTCGAGGAAGACAAACTAGAAAAGTAATAAATAGAGAACAAAATACTAGTACAACAGTTAATGATTGTCCAATATGTTTTGAACCGTTGACTAATGATACTAATGTTCGTATTGCATTACCTTGTGGACATAGATTTCATGAAGAATGTATAAGACAATCATTGACTAGCACACGTG